CTGAACAGGACAGCATTAAAAAAGCTGATGATTTAGCATATAAATTGGAAAAGAAAATGGATGATAGTTTGAAGCTTATCCAAAAAGAAATAATAAAAAATGATGAAACTAAGGTTAGTGATGATAGGATTAAAAATATAGTTGGTGGGTCAAACAATAGATTAGTTGTTTTTTGTGGTTATGATATAAACAATGTTTTAATTCCCTTTTCTTTTTATCTCAGTAGTATTGGCTATGGCTCAGTTGATGATAAGAGAATTCCAAGCATGACAAAATCGTATGCAGCTTTTAGAAAGAGAATTAGTACAAGTTTTGATAAAAATATTTATGTAACATTCAATGTAAAATCAAATGGAGAGGTGTTTATTGTTGAAGATTGTACTATTACAGGAAGTTGGAATGAACTCGCTACGATTTTTGTAAACTATTGGAAAACAAAAATGAATTTCGATGAAATGAAAAATCAAAAAGATGTAATAAAATATTGTGGGAGTGATAAAATTGCTTTTCAAAGCAATTTACCTGAAGGAACTGCAAAAATCCATATAACCAATAATTAACAGGGATTAAGCTTCGCCTATTCGCATTTGTGGATAGGCTTTTTTGTTTATATACCAACCCAAAGCCTTATATTGGCAGCATCAGCCTTATCCGGCCTTTGGCCACCTTCTTCTTAAGGAGAAGGGAAAAGGATAGCATATTTTTATTATGCCTCATAACCCGCTATTTATACAACAACGTAACCGGCACATCCGGCAACGTTTCCGCTACCACCGAAAAAAAAACCCAAAGTGGACGATTATTGCCGTAATAGAACAAGTATCAGCAGAGGTATGGTTAAGCCCCGCTACGGTGGGCAGAATTTTAAAAGAAACCGATTGCCGGATACCGGATGTAAAAACAATCAGGAAGTATTGCAGCGGGTACCTGGTTACATAGTATTTTTCACACAAAGCACACTATGGATACAAAGAAACTAACCCCTATTATATACATCGGTTGTATAGGTTATAACAGAGTATATACACATCTGTTCAAAATTCATTTCACTTACATTTTTAATAACAAACTGCTGTGTTAATAAACGTAATTGTGCATCTTTTAATACCAGCCCTTCTATTCTTTCATTGATGGCTGTAAGTGCATTTTGATGCGCTAAAATGGCGCTATCCTGTACCGCATTGTCGCTGCTTTTAAAGGGTGCATAGCTGATGTAGTGTATTTTAAACTGCGCCTGCAACAATACTTTTACCTGCCGGGGAAACTTATCTACCTTGTTATTTTTAGGTGTTTCAATATAGATGGCTGGTACTTTATAACTGGTGTTGTCCTTACTTTTTAAGTATTGATTGATATAAAAAAAACAGGGCGCAACAGGTGTTAACTGCTGTTTTAATTCTTTATAAATTGTATAGGTAAACATGTTTTTAAATTATGAGTTACGATAGTATTTTGGTTAAGTCTCTTTTGATTTTATCAATGATGTTCTGGTTTAGTTGTTCACTGTTACCTATAAACATGCGCTTTGGCATTACCACCACTTTAGCCAGGGACATAGATTTATACTGATCTGCTGCGGCAGCATTGCCTGCCTGCTTTGCCTGGTAATGCATGGCCCAAAAGTATTTTTTCATTTTAGCAGTTACCTCAATTCGGCCACCTTCGTTATGTATTTGTGCATATAGTTTATCGGTGTAAATAGTTACCGTGTTGCCCTTAATTTCAAATCCAATACTATCTGCCAACTCTCCACTTTTGCTTAAAACTTTTTGACTGTAAGTACCACCCAATCTTTTTGTTTTTCGAGTTGCCCATTTGGTTGTATTCTTATCAACAAAACCCTCTACCTGAAAATTGTTTTTAAAATGATTTACAGCTTCCTGCCCAACAACTGTGAGTACGCTTGTTTGCAGGTATTGTTTTGCAGCTTGCAATTTTGCTACCAATTCATCTGCGCCGCGAATATTTTTGTTATTTAAAGCCATTGTATTACTTTTGTGATGCGGAGGGCATGCCACATCGGAAACAGAGCCAACCGCTCCCAAAAGCAACTAATCACTTAGTTGCTTTTGCTTTTAAAACCATTCACCGTCTAATATCTCTTTTCGTGTAAACTGTTTCCAGTGACCACGAAAATAAATCCACAAGTTTTCAAAATCATTATAGGCATCATGTTTTAGTTGCCCTTTAATTGCTCGCTGTAATTGTTGCGATGTAATAGAATTATCATCATCAATTTGTAAAGCAATATTGTTGCATTGTTTATGGCAACGGCTGATGGCATCTTTAACAGCAGATAATGTTGGAGTGCTGACAATTTTTAAATCGGTTGCAAATTTTTCATTGATTAAATAATCAGGATTTTTATTTCCTTTTGCACCATCTGCCTGCAACTTTTTTCTTAACGCTGCATCTTGTACATCGGGTAACATTTTTACTTTCTCTCCTATATTAGCTAATTGTCTTGCAGCTTTCAGAACTTCATTAAAATCGCCATTGTCATAAGTTAAAGGATGTGATTGAACATTGCCACCACTTTTGCTTTTATATAAATCATCATAATCAACTTCATCTATAAACTCTCTGTCAACAAATTTCTTGGCTTCTTTAATTAAAGCGGGCTGTTCATTGTCCGGCACGGTTTTAATGTACTCACTGTTTTTAATATCGTATACCTGGCCTGTTTTACCCGGATTAAATGTAAAACCGCCTTCAACAGGCGGCAGATCGTGCGGCACATCTTCAGCGACTTTATCTGTAGGCTGTACGCTGCACTGGCAGCGCCATCCGTTGGGTGGCATGTGGGTATTCCAAAACGGATCATCAATGGGTAATACAATGCCATAATACTTTTCATGATCTTTACGTGGATGTGTTGCCCGGCTGGCTATATATTCAAGGTTAGGATATAGGTCTTTAATGCTTTGTGCCTTCATCCAGATGGTAGCCATACGGCTTGCCCTTACTGCTGTATCATATTCAGCGTCTAAGTAGTTTTTGCGGTAAGTATTATCCAGCTTTAAAGCTTCACGTATAAACTCATCCTTTGGCCGCAGGTTGCCGGACGCATCTTTTAAAAGGGCTGCGGTTTCTTTTACATAAGCATGGCTTTTAAAAATGCTGAATATGGCTGTGTTTGTCTGGAGCTGTTTGAGCATTTCTACATCAGGCTTACCGTATTGCACCTGCACTTTGCCAAAGCCTTCGTTAACGCCCTCTTTTAGAGGCTGGTACATGCTTTTAAATAAGTCTTGCCGTTGCTGCCTGGTAACCTTTCCGCTTTTATGCAATTGGTTAATTACATCACCCGTAAGTTTATCAACATCAATGGTAAGTATTTCCTTCTTTCTTTTATCGGATAAAAAGAAAGCCTCACCATCGGAACAGCAATGTGCCTCACCCACAGCCCCTCTCCACGGGTGGAGAGGGGAGATTGCGGATATATGATTACTTCTGCACATTTGCTTTAGCTTTTTCTTTCATATCTTTAATATGCTTAGGATCATCATTTGCAGGAGGTAGATCATTTGGAGCCTGTGCCGGATCGGTTGGAGTTACCTGGCCGATGATTTTCTTTTTACGTTCACGTATAAGGGCCGGGTAATCGAAACGGATATCTTCGGTTATATCACTAAACCCTTTGGCCCTTAAATACGGGAAGAAATTCAGGCTCATCATATCAATAACACGCTGCATGCGGGTTAAGGTAATATCCTCAAAATTTCTTTCCTGTACCTCGGCGGCCCCCACAAAGCTCTTCTGATCGCTGGTGGCTGTTTGCCCATTTATCAACAGTGTAAATTCTTCGTTACAGAGTTTAATATTATCCAGAAAAATGTCGTGCATCTTTTGCCCTGAGCGTTCCATAATATCCACCTCATCGCCTTTTTGCCCTATAAAATACCCATCTGTTCCAAAGTTGGCAGCACGGGTTTCGTACTCATCTAATTCGTTATCGTTGTTGGTATCTACCAATACTTTTAGCATGGGCATACCCCATTTTTCAGAGGCCCTGCTCCAATCGGTTCTAGCATAGTATTTCCACAGCACGTTATAAGCAGCTTCGAGCAGCAGGCCATAATCCGTTCTGCTGTCACAGAATTCAACCAGATCAATTTCGTTTTTTATTTCTGCATAAGGGAGATAAGTGCCATTAATAGAAGCTTCGATCAAAATCCATTGTTTTTCTATTGACACATATTCACGTTCCAGGTTATTAACCAAGCCAATGTTGGCTTGGTCTGGTTCTATCTGATCATATTCTACTACGGAGTAGCCGTGCATTTCACTTTCAATGATGTACTTAATGGTATCGTTCATCCATTTTTTCCGGTACTTTTCGCTCAATGCTTCATCCGGTATATCGCTGTTGCCACGGTACAACATCCAGGGCTCGCTTATTACTTTCATAATAGCATCCCGTATCTGGCTTTTTAAACGGGCATCCCGCAAAATATACCTGTATATCTGGTGCAGCTTTAGTCGATCGGGGTTGAGCGGGTTGGTGGCCAATGCTAAGGCTGTTTTGATATCATTGATCTGCCAGCTTACTTCTCTTTTGTATTGTTTTCGTATAACCGTGCTGGCCCGTTTGTTTTTTGGCCGCATGGAGTTATTGTTCTGATTTTGATTTACAGCCTTATTTTGGGCATCTTTGCCCAAGGTGATGGAATACCCTAAAATTTTAATTGAAGCCATAAAAACCATTTATATGTATTTAAATGAGGTATTTTTCAAGGCATGTGAGAGCGTTTTGGGTTGCTGCCGAACCTTCGCAGCCCTTTTCCGTCAATAATGGTGGTTTCGGAAACCGGTTTTAAAGGATCGGGTGAGGGTTCCGGGTCGGGCGGCCTTGGCGGAAGGTCTATGGTATTTTTACCTTTACTGATTGCCTGAAGGTCATTCATGGCATCATCGTAGTTTTTAATCACTTTTTCGGGTATATCATTATCATCGGCATTCTGGTATATATTGTATAATGCAATACTGATGGCGAGTGAAAGGATATAATAATTGCGGTTTGTGCCAACTTTTATAAACTCCGGTTTTATATCGTACAAAACCCCTGCGCAGGAGGCGAGGGCATCTTCTGCAATTTTACTGGCTTCTGTCAGCACATCATTTTCTGTTTGTATAGCATCTGTTGCGTTATCGAGCAGCATTTGAAACAGGCTTGCGGAGATGCGTATTTTATAGTCTTTTTTTTGAACGTACATTTTGAATTAAGAATTATGAATTATGAGTTATGAATTACACAAGCCCCAGGGTTTTATCGCTCAGGTACCGGAGCAACGGAGCTGCGCCGGTTTGGGCATCAATCAGTTTGGGATCGTAATGCCCATCATAATTAAACTTACCTTTCCGGTAGTGTTGTGTGCCGCTCCACAGGTAAGGGCTGTTAACAGGTTCTTTTAAACGCCTGTATCCAAACCCGTTGTTTGCCTCCAGATAATAGAGCAGGGTCGGCATACTCCAGACAGGCACCTGATCCCATCCTTTTAATTTGATAAGGTCAAAAGCTGATTCTTCAAATGTATAACCCGATGAAGCTGCCGGATTAACCATGGGCCTTCCGGCTGGTACGTTTACGGTTCTTTTACGCAGGCTATCACCATTATGTATATGACCTTTAAACCGGCAACCATCTTCCCGGTAATAAATGATACCTATAAAATACCAGGGTATTTTACCTGCCGAGTGTTGTGTTACCAACTCAAACCGGCGGCGGTATTTGATAATGGTTTTGGCATCGCCTATAATGGAAGCAGTTTTTTTTGGATCAATACGCATGGTATCCCATAGCTCCTGGTATTTATCAATTGACCTCTGGCTGGTAAATAATACTGGTTTCATATCAATAGTTTAAATGGCCCTGTTATTGTTTCTTTTATATTTACCGCTACGTGGCGGTTTTGAATGTTTGGTGTATTTGTCGGCCATCCACACAGCCCCTTCCAGGGCATCGGGGCCATCATCGTTAATGCGGCTTCCTTTTTCGATTGCAAGTATTTGCGAACGGAGCAGTTTCATATCGGGGCTGTCTTTTTCATTGATGTTGAAACGGATAAGGCCACGTTCAAAAAGTGGTTGCAGGGTTTCAATCCGCTCGAACTTATCGCCTTTTTTCCTGTAATCAAACGCGCAACGTAATTGCCTGCCCTTTTCGGCAGCTACCCTGTCCAGCTCTTTACCATGCACTTCATCCTGTATGAAGCTGGCCTCCATTGCATGTTTAATAGTGAAGGTTTCGAATTCATCATCTAAATGGTAAGCATATTCCCACATGTGTTTGCTGGTGGTTTTGCGTAACCACGCTTTAATAATGTCGTAATGCTTACCTGATTTGCCTAATAGCACCCATGCTTTGTAGTCGCTTTTATCGGTGGCTTTATAAGAGGGGTCGCAATAATTAAAAAGGATACCATCGTATTTTACTTTATTGCAATCAACCCATTCATTTAACCACTCCGCTTTAAATGTTGAACCTTCTTCAAAAGGTGTATTCATTCTTTCACGTGTAAATCCTGCCCCTTCGCCATCTGACAGGGTTGTTATTTTTTCTTTTGAAAAATCAGGATTTTTTTTCCAGTTGCTATTACCTTCTGCATCTACAACATCGACACGATGTACTTTTGTTTTTATGGATTCATCATCTTCGAGAAGCGCAGTAACAGTATTGTTATGAAATTTATTTTGTGCTACTATCAGCCACCATTCATTTGTCCATAAAGCAGGCTTCAATTCTTCTAACACCCAACGCTTATCTTCTTTAGCGATTACATCGTTCTTTAATTGCCGTGCATCATTTAAATCATCAATCAATCCGTAATTAGGCCGCTTCCATTTAAAACGTGTACCTCTTGGCGTTTGACCTTTACCGAAAGCATAGAAGCCAACATCATCTTTTGTTTTAAACATTCCATCTTCCCAATTACCAAAATTTATTTGTTCATCAAAATCTTTAATGATGCGTTGGTTGCTTGAAAGGTTGGCACGTATATCATCTAATTTATCGGCAGCCATATCTTGATTATAACTGCCTACCATCATGCCGTTTAATTTGTTATTAAACTTTAAATAAAGAGGAAGGAATAACCCGAAGTGTGTTGACTTTGCAAAACCTCTCGACCATTGCTCTAAAAAAATGTTGTTTGGCTTTTCTGCAATATCTGTTTGAATGTTTTTATGAAACGGTGCGAATGGAGCAAAGCAATATTCAGGAAAATAGTAATTACAAAAGGCTTCATAATTATGCAATAGCTTTTTAACTCTTTTGTTTTTATCGCCAATACTTTCGAATGGATCAATAGGTGTACTGGCGTTGATAATATCTACCAAATCCTGTAAATCACGTATAAGTCTGTTATCGGCAGGTTTATAAATCATTTTTAATTGCTTGTGATTTATGTTTTAAAAATTCGACAATAGAATGCCCGAATAATTTTGCTTTTTCATTGTCATTCTTCATCATCCACTCCAAGCACTCTTTTAAAATCGAATGGTAATTGCTGAGATTATATTTTTTCCCTAATGTTTGTATGCTATTAGTGAGTTTTACAATTTGGTCTGTTTCAGTAGAATTTAAGGCACGCTTCTCTTTTTGCGATTGTTCTTTAATCTTAGATATATCAGAATAAAAACCACGTACTAATTTTTCAACCGTAACCTGCTTTGCTGTTCGATCTAATTCCCAATCATTTGCTTTAGCCCACTTGCCGATCTGTACTTCTGAAATCTTTACAATAGCGGCAATTTGTTTGCGGCTCATTTCTGAATTACAAAACAGATCGTAAGCGTTGTTGTATTCTTCCGTTTTCTTTTTACCCACGATAGTTTAATTATTGTTTCATAACAAAACTCCCACGATAAAATCCGCCATTAAAAAATTCATTTCTATAAGGGGGAAAAAACGGATAAAAAGTGGGAAAAATTTCCCCAACCAGAATTTAAAATTTTTTGAGTGATTGAATGGTTTCCATTTTTGTGATCTCAAATCAATCACACAAACGGCATTTAATG